CTAATTGCCGGATAGCTTCGCGGGCCTGGTCAGCGCTAAAACCGATGGATTGCAGGCGCAAAGAGCCTTGCACCGCGTCTTGGAATCCGATGGTGGTACGCGCATCCAGTACCACATTATTAAGTCCTTCCATTTGCTTGCGCGCGCCTTCTGCGCTACCTGAAAAGACTTGCAACCCCTTTTCTAGCTTATCAAATTGCAGGAATGTTTGCACCGCTGCCGCGCCTGCGATGCCCAAAGGAATAGTCAAACGTGTAGTAAGATCTTGCCCGACGCTTTCCATTTTGCGCCCGAAAAAATCCAGGCGGCGCAATGTTCTATTCATCGCGCGCTCAAATGGCCCAGTGTCAAGAAAAAGCCCTACATTTAATCTATTCCCGCCGGCCATTATCTAGTATTTTGATTGTGGAATTTTTCAAAGGCTTTTTGCACCGCCTTAATTGCTTTTTGTTCTGCCCTAGACATTGCAGGCTCCAGTATCTTTGTTCTAAAATTTGCCGCGCTTTTAAAAATCATGTGCGCGTAATAACCAGACGACGTTGCCGCTGTCTTCCCTATTTCAGAAACGCCTAAAAGGCTACGTTTTACTCTTGGCCCTACTTCAACATCTCCGTCACGCGTGCGGTAAACTTTCATAGAGCGTTGAAGGTTTCCGGGTTCAATTGAAATACGCTTTCTTTTTCTTGGGTAATAATAATGTGTTTTTTTGCTTTTTGGCGTTGGCGCTTTAGATGCCTCTTTGCGTATTTCAGCCCCGGCAGCCGCCAATAGTTTGCCTTTTTCGGGCGGAATGCTTACTTTTTTGAAGTATGTTTTTAGTGTAAGCTGTAATTCCGGTATTCCTTCAACTTTTACGCTATCCATATTTCACCTGTATTTCATTATCCCATTGCGCGAAAAGTTCCGCCCGCTTTGCGGCTGCTTCTGCATCGTCTTGCTCCGTGCGTTCCTGCTTTTCCCAGGGGAAAACAGTCAGGTCGCGGGGTTGGATGCTTTTGCCTTTTTTTGCGTGCGGGCTTAGTAGTACCGCTGCAATCCAACGCGCGCGCTCCCATGCCCCGCGCTCCCTGTCATCGTCCCGGCGCTGCATCTCTGCGAGTACCGCGTTAAGCTCAGATAGCGTCAGGTCTTTGGCGCGGTCATAATCATAACCTCTTGCGGCGACGTACGCCCACAGACGGGGAAGGGTTACACCTCCGCCGTCTGTGGTACGTTTCCCCCCATCACATCAGCTACGCCCTTGTTGAACGCATCCATTGCTTCGCCGATCAATCCGGGGTGTGTATCTATAAGCGCGTGAACCGCCTCCAGATCGTCGGAGAATTCCCTGCCTTCCTTCTTTGCGCCGGCCTTCAATGCCAGGTGTGTAATGGTCAGCATATCCCGGAAACTGAATTTAGATGCGCGCTCCTGCATTTCAGGCAGTGGGATGTCGCCAAAAAAGTCGTCAAGCTCGCGGCTTGAAAAGTGCAATCTGATTTTTGTTTTTGCCATTACCTTTTGTTTTTATACCGTTCCCTGAGTAATTGCGCCTTTTACGGTAAACGTTGCGCTGTACGTTGCGTTTTCTTCCACTGCTGCGCTTAGTGTCAACGCGGTAAGAATTACACTGCCTTCCCAATACGGGGAAGATGCAACGCCTGTTGTAAACCGCGCTATAAGCGTATCGCCATTATTGAAAGCGGTCACCATGTCGGTAACTTTCTTGTTTGCCGTGTCGTAAGAAACAAGGCCCTCAGTGGAAAGCGTTGCGCTGCGTCTGCCGGGTTCCACGCTGGTGTAGCTGCCCACATTGTCTTTGGTCAGCGTTTCCCGTGTTTCCATCGACAAGTCCAGGGAGCAAGATGTAGCCTCTCCGATAGCCACGCCGCCCAAATAGATGCGCAAGTTCGTGCCGTTGATTATTGTCGCCATTGTTATGCTTTTTTACGTTTTGAAATCTTTTTTGGGGCCGGGGCTTCGTCGTCTTCCGGCGCTAAGAAATAATTGTGTACTTCAATTTTTTGCGGTTCGGGCTCTGCTTCTTTTGCCTTCGGCGTGTAATCGCGTCGCGTCTGATCTTCTGGAATGATTGCCACGCCCGCCGCAACCAACCGGGCTGCATAGTCGGGCAATAAGTCGGGTTCGTCGCCCGGTTTCCACCCCTCATATTCGTGCGTTATGGTTACGATCATCTAATTATCCGTGCGCTGTACGCTTGTTCAATGATGAAAATATTTTTATCCCAATCCATTTCGCTCGATCGCTGATCCTGGAAACGGATGCTTTGCACATTTACCGTGCCATGCGTGCCGCTTGTGCGGTCGAGCGCTGTGCGCACGGCGGCGGCTATGGTGTTTACCGCGTCGTATGTTGTCGCGTAGCTCATTACCGAAAATTCCACCACGTCAAGGCCTGAAACGCCGTCTTTGGTATCGCTTGGCGCTGTGCCTGAAATCGTATAAACCAGGAACGGGTAAGCGGCTTTTTGCGTCGCCATTTCCGGGTATATGCGCGTGCTTACCAGGTTTGTAACAGCGCTTGCCGCGCTCAAAATCGCGTATATGGCTTTGCCGGTCATATAAAGAAAGTTACCGTTACCGTATCTGTTGGTTCAATCGTAAAGCCTGTAAAAATGATCTTATCGCTTGCAATGGTGTATTGCGTAATGAATTGCCCGTTGAGATGCACCAAAACCCGCGCCTTGTCCGTTGGTATGCGCCCGCCGTAAACAGTTACCGTCACGCGGTCGCTTGTTAGGCCGGTGAAACTTTCCGTGAATGCCAGGATAGACGATTCAATCGGATAGCCGTCTTCTGGCGTTGTCAGCACACCGGGGAAAATCATATGGCATTTCAGCGTCATCAGTTGCCGGTCGTTGCTTTCTCCGATAGCTTCAATATCGTACAGCCGGGCATTGTGGTATATTCTCCAATTTTCGTCAATAAGCGCGCGTTTGCGGATTGTGAACATTACGCTTTGCATCGCTGTTTCTTGCCCTGCCTCTTCACCCTCCTTTGAGCGCAAAAGATTGTACTCTACGTTTGCCCATACGGTTCCAATGCTTGCCCATGCCTGTACACGCTCGCCATAAGCGTTAACGGTTTCGGTAGCGTAGTGTAATTGCGCGCGCTCCGATAGTCGCCCAATGCGTTCCGTTTTCCGGTATTTTCCTAAAACATCCATACGCGGTATTGATTGAGCAGTTTTTCGGCTGCTGTGGGCAATGTGCGGGCGCTGTCAGTGCGGTTGTCGTACCAGTCGGCAATCATTAGCAGCATGGCTGTTTTGATCGGCTGCGGCACGTCGTCGGCTGTTTCATACCCTGCGGTATATTCTACTGTGACCGCATCCGGGGCAATTTCAAGCATAGGCCACAGCGCATTTTCTTTACGGTACACAAGGCCGGGCCGCGCAGAGGTGTCCACGCCGTAAAACGACGCGTCAAGTGTAAGCGCGTTTCCGCCCGTGTCCTTGTATTTTACCGCTTCGACACTCACCAGGGGCCAAAGGGAAAGCCGTATGCCGTTGCGCTCAAAATCGGAGAATATTTCAATAATTCGCTGCTCCAACAATGCCGCCTGCATGTACTTTTCAGCACTTGCGCGGGCCGCTGTGATTAGCGCAGTTAATAGCGCGTCTTCGTCGGAGCCGTCCACCTTAAGCCAGGCTTTCACCTCTGCCAGGGTTAACGGTTCGTCCGCTGGCGCGGTTGCTATTACAATATTCCCCGTTTTGAACGCTGTATTCATTTACGCTTTCATTTGCAGCAACTTGATTGCCGCCGGTTGAATCAATTTGCCGTCCACGCGAAGCCATCCCAGGAACGCGGTTTGCATCCGGGCCGCAAAGGTTTCGTTCAAGCGTACGATGTTCACATCGCGTACTTGGCGAATAACGTACTTGCTCCAGTCGCCAAATGCAGCAACTTTCGCGGAGGCTGCAAGAGATGGGAAATCCTGGTTAATCACATAGCGATAACCCAGGATGCGGTCGGGTTCGCCTTGTGCCATTGACGACTGCCAAACGGGCTGATCGTCAGTCGTGCCGTAATCCAGTTTTCGGATGTACGACAAAATGCTGTCGTTCATCATAAAGGCAACATTCGGCCCCATGCGATACGCCGGATCAACACTGTGAATCAGGTCAATCAGTTCCGTTTTGACAATCGCGTTGTTTGCTGCGGTTTCTTTGCCTTGTGCTGCGCCGCCTGTGCCGTCCAGGATGCCCGTAGGTACGCCAGAGCCGTCGCCGTCCGTGAACTTTTTATTCAGGGCGCGTCCTGCGGCTTCGCCAATCAGGTCAGCCAAGAGTCCGCCAACAAGCCCAACCTCTTCGTCCTGGATAAATTCCCAGTCAAGGCCCACGATGTCGTACCAGGTGTGCGCGCTGAAAGAATTGCGGTCGAAAGTCAGGCCGCGCGGTACAATGTCAGCGCTCCGGGGCTGGCTTACCCAGTTGCCCGTTTCGCTTGTGCCGTCATGTGTAGGCCAGCGCATCGGGTTACCGCTGTTGGAACGGTGCAGGTAGGAGGCTTGAAGCATACCGCCAAACGCCTTCATTTTGAGTTCCAGGCGGGAGATAAATTCCTCTGGCATAGCATAAAGGCCAGTGCCTGCGCTGGAAGTGGATGCGCGCATGGGGTTGTTGGCAAGCTGGATAGCTTGGTCAAGGGTCATGCCTTCGCCGTTAATCAAGCCCCTGAAAAACTTGTCCGACGCTTCGCGCTTGGCTTGCGTAGGGTCTTGCGGCTGCGTGAAAACAGGTGCAACCTGTTCGGAGCTTACGCCTTCGCGCTCGTGGATTGCGCGTACCATGTCAAGCTCTTTGGTTAGGGCTTGAAAATCCACGTCGGCGCGATCCCATTCGGCGCTTTCATCTGGGGTTAAGGCGCGCTTTTCGTCGCTTGCCTTCTTCAAGATAGAGCGCTGGATATAGTCAACCTGCGCCCGTTGTTCGAGAATTTGTTTCTCGGTTCTCATAAGCATTTAATTTTGAATTATCGAATTGCGGCGGCGCAGGTTATCCGCCCGCCAAAGTTCCTTTTCAAAACCCTCCTGCGGGGCTTGTTCTGTATCTGTCTTTTCTTCAGGCCATGAAACTCGCCCAGCAATGGTTAGTAGTTGCCGGAATGTCAGCTTTTCAGGCTCCGGGGCCGGCGCGCTTACGGCGTAGGTTTCTACCTCGCTAATGAACCCCATTTTTTGCGCGTCTTTGGCGCTGAGCCAGTGATCCCGGTAATCATAGAACCGCGTCTTAATCTCATCTTCGTCCATGCCGGTCGCCTCTGCCATGCTCGCTATGCTGGTTTCATCGAACTTTTCAAGCATTTCAGCGGCGTGGCGCATATCCTGGGCCGTGCCCATTGTGATTGTTGACGTGGCGTGAACCATCATTTTACTGTGTGTGGATGCGTGGCGATTTTTCGCGCTTACCCAAATGTCAAAAGCCATAGACGCGGCAATGCCATCTACATAAGTGTGAATTTCCGCCGGGCTGCTTTTCAGCGCGGTGATTATCGGGTCGCCGTGCATCACAGAACCGCCTGGGCTGTTGATGCGTACGTTAATACGCTTGTAATCTTTTTCCAGGTCTTTAATCGCCTGTACCACTGCCAAATCCGTTAACGGCTCCGTCGGGTCGTCTTCCCACCACTTTTCCTGTCCTATAAAGCCGTACAGGTATAGCTCCGCCGTGTCGTAACTTTCCGGCGTGGTCAATACCCGGAAATAGGGCGCGTTACTGGGCTTGTCTTTCTTCATCACTTATGTTGTTTGCGGCTTCGTCTTCGCCGGGTTCTTCTTTTGTCGGGTCAATCATGTTCATGGGGATGTAATACGCCTGCCCGCTGCCGTCTGCGATCGGGTTAAGTCCCTCAATGCTGCGCGCCTCATCGCGGTTAATGATGCCCCATTTCATCATGGATTCAATCAGCTTAGCGCGGTTTTCCGTATCAGCGCGCAAAAGAATATGCAGGTCAGCGCGTATTTCGTGCGTGTCCTGCTCATCTTCTGTGAGTAGCTTGCGGGAAAGTTCCGCCTCCAGGTTGCGGCACAGGGGTAGGATTGTATAGGTTACAAACAACTGCCCTAAATGCTCTATATTGTTGAACGTTGCGCGGTCGAGGTCTTCCAGGAGGAATTGCGGAACGCCTGTAATTCTGGCCACGTCGGAAATACTCATTTTTTTTGCCGTGTCGCTGCCGGCCTCTTGCGGGCTTAAGCCCACTTTCTGGTACGATGCGCCTTGCTCCAGGATTGCCGTTGCACCCGCGTTGTGCGTGCCTGAGTAGCTGTTATTCCAGGAGTTGCGCAGGCGGGTATAGGATTCGCTGTCGAGTTTTTGCGGCACGGAAACAACGCCGGAAAGCGTGGCGCCATTGCCGTAAAAGTTGGCTAAATAATCTTGGTTGGCTATGGCTGTGCCTAACACATCTTTGAACTCTTCCACGATGTTCATGCCCTGCAAGCCTGTCCAGGATAGGCCAGAAACATGCAGGACGTTGTACCACATTATCCGCACCTTTCCAGAGGCGTTGTCAACTTCATAGACCACCTCCCCGCGTGCGTTGGTGTCAACCTTGACCTTGTTCGGATCAAGTATTTCCAGGCTACGCACTTGCCCTAAGTTGTTGCGCCGAATTTGCGCGTAAAAGTTGCCGTAGGTGAATAAATGCAGAATAAGCGTCTGGAAAAAGTCAAATTTCGTGTATAGCTGCGAAGGGGAACGGCGAAGGACGCGGGAAAGCGGATGTGTGCGGCGCTTGATTGCGCTGTCGTCGGTTACTTCGTACACATCAAACGGTAGGGAGGCGATAACGCCCGATAGGATATTAATTGCGCGCCAAAACGCGGTAATTGCCAGGGAATTGTTGGGCGTGACCGCAACGCCGGACTTGGAGGAGGAAAGGCCTGAAAACCATTCATCTGTGATGTGCTTGGGCAGCGTTGCGCGTTGCGGTTCCGGTGTTGGAACCGGGGCCGGAATATCTACAACAAACCAACTTTTGATATTATCCCAAAAACCCATTTTGCACGCTTTGTGCAAAGGTCGGGGGTTATGGTGTTACGGATGTGACAATAAAAAAGCCGTTACAAATTGTAACGGCTTCCCAAAAAATAACCAATCTCCATAAAAGTCCCTTATTCTTCATCTTGAAAACGGGTAATTTCCCCGCCGCCCCGGTGGTAACGGTGGCGAGCCGTCCGGTAAGCTTGATAGGTTTGGTGCTTCGGGTTCAACCCTAGTGCGTGGCGTTCATCTTCCACGCTCTGCCAGGCTTCGCGCAAAGTTATGGCTTTGACTTGGTGACGGACTTGGATCAGCGAAAAATACGTTTCATCGCTTTCCAATGTTCGGATAAAATTGCGTATTTGCTCCATATCCATTTATCCCTCCCGGTTTACATGAAAAGAAAATCCCTTTCGTTGTAGATGCTTTCCTCTTCGTCGCCTTTCATCGCATCCAGATATGCCGCCGTACACATCGCCATAGCGACAATTCCATCTATCTTTTCGCTCGCTTTGTCTTTGTCAAACATCACCAGGCCGCTTTGATTGCGCTTTATGGCGACGTTTTCAAACATCCAGTTAAGTATTGGGTCGTCGCCTCGGTTCAGCGCCCCGGATAAAATCCATTCTTCAAGCTTCAATATCGGCTCGTTGAACTGATACATGGTCTGCCGCATCGGTGTACAGGTTATGCCCGCTTCGCCTAACTTAATCGCGGTTTCGGTTGCAAACATCGGATCGTAATACACGCGCTGCACCTGGTAAAGTTCGTGCGCCTTTTCGATGTCGGCGCGGATGTATTCATAGTCGATTACGTTGCCGGGCGTTGCTGTTAACACCCCTTGCGCGGCCCATTCACGGTATGGCACTTTATCCCGGTTGGAGCGAAAGATAATACCGTCTTCCGGGCAGTAGTATGTACAAATATACACATTTTTTTCAAGCCCGTCCTGAGCAGGGAATAATAACCCAAACGCGGTTAAATCCCACTTTGTCGAAAGGTCAAACGCTGCATAACAGATTTTACTTTTAAGTGAATCCAGGTCAATCACGCCGCTGCAAGCGTTCCAATGTTGTATGTTTAACCAGGTCTTTGATTGACGCACCCAAATATTGAAATTCTTTACCCAAACGTTGGTTTGAGCGCTTAAACCCTCGTTTATTGCGTCCGTGTACATTCCTTCAATGCCCCGGATGGAAGGCGCAACACCTAAACCGGGGTTTGACTTGTACCAGTAGCTTTTATCTACTTCTTCAACGGGCTTACCCCAATCCGTTTTTAGCTTGTCCTCATCTTCAGGGTCGAACGCGAAAATAAGCCCCATTACGCTATCGTCTTTGCTTTGGCCCCTGAGTAGCGCAATGTGCTTTCGTTCCAGCTTTGCGAGTTCGCCGTTGCTGTTGAATCCGCGCGTGGTAACGTACATTAGTAGGGGTTGCTTTCGTTGCACCATACCAGAGCGCAGGTTCTTGGGAATGCTGTCGTCGCGGGCTTCGTGAAACTCGTCAATTAGGGCAAAGTGCGGGTTCACGCCGTCAAGCGTTTTGTTTTCGGCGGCTATCGTTTTGAAAAAAGATCCGTTTTGCAGGTTGATGATTTTCCGGTTGTTTACGCTGTCATATACCCGAATCATGCTCGAAAGGCTTGGCTCATCGTCTAACAGTTGCTTGCACATTACCGCGCCCGCATTCCAGGAAAACTCGGCTTGGTCGGAAGAGTTTGCAGCGCTGTAACATTCCGCGCCTTGTTCGTCATCAAAGAACGTCATTAGTACGCCGGTAGCGCCACCCACCTCGGATTTTCCGCCTTTCTTCGCCATGCAAAGCAGTACCTCCCGGACAACGCGGGTATTATCGTCTTTGTGTTTCAGCCCGAAAATATATGCCCAAAAAAAGGCTTGCCAGGGCAGGATATTGAACGGCACGCCCTTGAAGCTGCCTTTGGTGTGTTTTAGGATGGCAATAATCCTGAGTTTGCGCTCTACTTCGTCAACGTCAAAATAATAAGCCGGGTTTTGGCACAGGTCTTTGAACCGGCCAACGCATAAACGCTCTAGTTCACCCGTTGGCCGGGCGTGGGTTTCTACATCGTGGATGTATTTTTCCCATAGCCTCATTCATTCTGTGCTTTTTTGGGGTGGTCGAAAATGGCTTTTAAGATGGAGCTGGGTTCTTTGGCTATCGGCTGCGCAACTTCGCCAACTGTTTGCGTTAGATCAGTGATTTGTTTCAGGATTGCGCGGCATTCGCGGTAATCCTGTAATTTGTAGTTTTTCGCGTACAAATCCCAAAGGTGCATAGAAACATCGGCGCTCAATTCCTCCATGTTTTTTTGGAAGTATTCAGCTATTACCGCTTTTGCTGCCTTTGAATCTTTAGCGTAATTTTTTACACTTCCAATTTCGGATTTGTACGCGGCTTTTATTGCGCTGTCGCTTTTTTCGCCTTTTGCGCGAAGCGAAACAATAAGCTCAATACCTCTGGTGTCTTCCATCTTATTTGGCTTTTGATATTTCCAGCATCCAATTTTTATGGAACTCAAACCGCGTTTTGTCGTTACTAATGCAGTACGTTTCCAATCGCGGGTTTTCGCTCCAATTTCCAGAGCCGGAAACAGTAATAAAATCTTTGCCGTTGGTCATGGCAAAAACTTTTGCATGGGAGTTTGCAACGCGAAACTCACAACGCGGGTGAGCCATGCCTTTTGTTTTCAGCACATTGAAGTTTGGGCCGTGCCCTTTTCCAAGTTGGCTCATGCGGTTAGAAATAAGAAACACCATACCGCCTAATTTCCCGCTTTCTAGATCATTGAAAAGCATATCAATGTAATCACGGTTAATAATCCAGGTGGCCAAAGCTAAATATTCAACTTTGCCCCATGTATCTCGGATAACTTCATAAAATCCGCCCGCGTTGCTTTGTCCGTTGCTAAGTACTTCCGCAAATTCTCCCGGTTTTGGAATTCCGCCTATGCTTTGTATGATCTCAGACGCGGCTTCTTTTCGCAGGAGCTTCTTTTGCATCGCTTTGTTGATTGAAACGGCGCTTTTGCTGCGTTCTGGCTTATATGTTGTGAAAACGTCGCGTTCGCCGTCGAAAAGTATTCCTTTCATGGTTATATTTTACACTTTTATAAACACCACCGTTACAAATCAGATTTTTTGCTCCGTGTTAGCGGGGTTAGGGGCTGCGATCGAAGTAAGTAAAGGTTTAGAGATTTGATTGGGGGGTGGTATGTTATTGATTTACAATAAGTTGTATCATATGCTTAGAATTAATTGCCCATAATAATTGTTATTTTTCTCTTGGTTACATTTCCTGCATAAGGTTTGGACATTGCTGTAAGAATGTGGACCGCCTAAAGAAATAGGTACAATATGATCTACCTCGGCTGCATTATCTCTAAGTATATCTACTTTTTGAACCTTGCATCTACAGTTGCAACACTTCCATTTATCGCGGTCAAATACTTTTTTATCGATAACTGCTTGAATTGCAACAGTGCGGAGCGCGGCTCTTCTCTTTTTCTTTTGAGCTTTTTTGTTGATTTTATAAGCTACTTCTTTGCATTCACTGCATTGCCCTGGCGTTGTTGATAGAAAGGAACTTTTACAAGTTCTACAACTATACTCTTTAATAGATCTATTTAACTTCCTACCGGTGAACTTAACTGAAACAAATTTTCTTGAACATTCAACACTGCAAAACCTTTTACCTACTGTGCCTTTATATGTAGTAGCCTTTTCGCATTGTTCGCATTGCTTTACAATAATCTTACTGCTTTTGCCTATCCAAGACGTTTCTTGTCTTATTGCCTGTTTTTTAGCTAACGCCCTTTGTTGGTTAGCTTTTACTTTTTCTTTATCCCTGTTGACGCTTCTGGCAACATTGAATTTCTTATCACATTCAATGCAGCGAGGCTTTGGCCTTTTACCCTTCTCTAACTTGTACTGATCTAATGGCTTCCATTCTTTACAGTCTTTACATTGCTTGTGTCCATCTTTCACAACAATAAGCCCAATTCCACACTTCCAACAAGCTTGCTTTATCTTTTTATACTTACTTAGCCATGTTTCAACTTCGCCATGAACGGGGCAGATTATATTGAATTTTTCATTTATTGTTTTAGGGGCAACATTAGGGAAAATTGCATTTTTGCCAAATTTTTCTATTACCTGCAAAAAAACCAAAGATGCTTTTTTTTGCATTCGTGGGCCTTTATTCCTACTCTTAGTCGCGCAAGACTTTGAGCAATGCAGGCTCCAACCCCTTTTAACATCTGCGTCCCTAGCTTCGTATTCTTTGCCGCATTGATTGCAATTTCGTTTCATGGTTTTTGTTTTCCACAATATACGAAATTTTATTGAAAATCGCAGCCACTAGATTATTTATCACATACTATGAATGATCTTTAATCAATCTCACAGTCAAGTCAGTGCCCGCATTCTTCCCGGTCGCTGTTGTGTGTTGCTCAGTGAGCCACTGTGCCACCTGCGCGCGCGCTTGGTTAACGTCGCTTAGTTTGAGCGTGGCGTTCACATAGTCAACCGCTGCGCGGTGTACATGGGCAAAGCGAGCCGCTGGTTCGCGGTCGATCTCTGCGAGTATCTTTCCAAGATGCGCGGCATTGTCGTACGGTATGCCTGGGAACTTAGTGAACTCCGGCATATAGCTTGGATAGATCGTCACCGCACCTGCGTACATGGTCGCCTCAATGGCTGCGATGTTGGACTTTGCCCTGTTGAATTCGTTGTCCTCTAGTGGGACAATCATAAACGTGGGGTTAATCTTACGCAGTTCTTCCAGGTATTGGATAATAGTTTGCGTAAAGTTGGAATGATACAGCGTCTTTAAGTGGCCACCATATTGCTCATGTAGATACCAGGGCAGGGAGCCAAAGAATAGATGTTGTAAGTCTTTGTATTCGCGGAATGCAGACCGATGTACAAACAAATCCCCATCATGGGTATTGCTTCCACGCCATAGTATTGTCTTGCGCTTGGGTTCTTTGTTGAACGCCTGCGCTTCGCCGTGTCGGTCGTTATATGCGTTGGGTATGATTATAGCTGTACGGTTGAATTGCTGCTGTATTGCGTCTGCCAAGGCCTTTGTAGTACATGTCACCACGTCGGCATTAATGATATTGGTCAGGAGTTCGCTTTGATCGTCTGGGCTAAACATCGTTCGGGCTGGGTTGGCTAGTGGAATAGCCCAAAGTAGATCATCTATATCCAACCATACTTTTATCCCTGCTTTCTTTGCTTTCCATAGGACAAAGGTTTCAGAGGGCAGGATAGGCCGGTGGAAAAATACGATGTCGAACGTATGTAAGAAATCATCGGTCAGCGTGCGCGGTTCGTATATGCCACATTGCCAGTTGTTGGCCCGGCAAAGCTCGGAAAATACCGCGTTGGCTCGGTAGTAGGTGACTGCGCTTTCGATGCGCTTGGCTATAATGGCTATTTTCATTCAGGCAGGGTTTTTAGAATAGGGTTAAAAAATCTTTCATCAATCACGGGCATTGGTGCGCCGTTTGGAAGGAAATAAATATGCTTTGAGATTCTAACCACAGCAACAACGTTGCCGTCTTGTTTTATATCTGTATGGTATATATGGAAAACGCAATCAAACCCATCTCGAAGCCATTCAGATTGTATTTTAGCTACATATTTTGCAACGTACCGTTTACCATTGGCCTCCCATTTCCATTCTTTGCCCGGCTGCGTTTCTTGAAAGTTTTTCATATGTTCGCGATTTTCTGAATTAAGTAGTCAATCGCCTTTTGCGTAGGGTATTTGCACCCATCTTTGCCCTCGCTTTCCAATGTCAACCCATGCGCCTCTAAGGCGGTCTTGCGGGCGTTGTGCTCCTGGCAAAGCGTCCACAAATTGCGCATGTCAAGCGTTGCTCCGCCTGCTTCGATCCTTACAATGTGATCTACCGTCATGCGGTACATAGTTACTGGGCGCTGATTGATAGCCAGGCAGACCGCGCAAAGCGGGTACTGAGCTAAATGCAGCGTTCGCAAGTTCCGCCACGTTGCGCCCTGGTAAAATTTTCCCTGGTTGGCTCTATCCCATCCGGGAACCATTTTCTTAACTGGTTTTGGCAAGTACGGCATATTACAATTTTTTCCAAATCCGATTGTGCATCACACAACCTAAATGCAGCCATTCAGTACTTAGTGTATGCGGCGGTAAAGTATTGTCCACTGCTAGTGAAACATCTTGAATGCCCCGAAAATAGCCCCAGGGCATCGAAAACGCGTTTGCGCAATCGTCAACAACCAAGAATCCGCCGGGCTTGACTAATGCGCCGTAAACTTCAATGTCGTGTTTGGCCTCTTGGTAGCTGTGCCCGCCGTCAATATATACAACGTCAAACGGGCCGTTTTCGTTGGCTGCCCATATAGCAATCGCGTCATCGCTGCGATGCTCCCACAGCGTGTAACTCAGGGGCAGGTTGAAAGCCAGGTGCAAGTCGGCTATGTCTTTGGCGTAGTTGCCTTCTGGCATTCCGCCGGAGGTGTCAAGCGGGGTTATGCCGTATATTTCCGCGTGCGGGCCTGCAAGCATCCGAACAAGCGCAAGGATTTGGCCTTTGAAAATGCCTATTTCCAGGAACTTGAAGCCGGGGCGCAACTCCTGAATGATTAGTTTCCACATATGGTAAAAACAGCGTTCGCCGAATCCATAGCCGCGCTGCTCTACAAAATCCCTGAGCGCTTTTAAGTCCAAGTCTGCGTTGACCGCGTCCGTGAACGTTTCAACAACGTGCCTCGCGTGCGTTTCGCTGTTCTGCCAAGTGTCGGCAAATTGGGTTAAAGTCTGCATAGGGCTATTTTTTGAATGTTGCGTTCCACTTCTGTATATGTTGCTCTTGCCATGCGCAAAATGTAGTCAAGATCAAAAAAATCAATATTGTCTATTACGATATTTCCGCCTTTTGGCATCCGGGGTGCAAGAAATTCCACTTGGCGCAAAATGCTTTTCGTGTCGTGCGGGCCGTCAAGAAAGGCAAAGGCGTAATCATTGTACACCATTCGGTTCCCTTGATATACGGGAATGCCGTTGTCAAATAAATTAAAAAAGTCGTCGTCGGTAAGTGTGAGCGCTATTAAGTGCATGGGCTTGTTTTGCACATATTGGAATAGGTTGCTCAATGTTTCATTACGCATAACATTTGTGTAGTCGTACCGTGTGACTTCTTTCCCGTCATTGTATGGGATATTTCCGTACGGGTCAACGCTTACCATAACGCGATACGAATCAAGCGCTAATGTCTTTTCAGCAGTCAATTGCAAAGAGCCTCCACGTCTGGTCCCAATCTCCAAGAACATTCCCGGAATTCCCTTAACGCGTTCAATAGCACGTTCTAACAAGTCGTAACCTATTCCATCTACTTCAAGTTGTACAGCCATTCTAATGGTGTTTTCCCATTCCCATGCGCTGCGATCGGCTGCGTGCGGGTTATGGTGTTGAGCAATTTTCCGTCCTTAATCATAAAATCCCCCATTGCCGGGAATGCGATGGATTGGAAGATTTTGCAGTTGATATCTAGTATCATTTTCCAGCGGTGGGACAAATACGCGGTCGTTAACCATCTTTGATCGTCCTCCCGATCTTCGCAAGGCATGAACTCGAATATTTCCCGAAACATAGGGATTGGCATAAGATATTGCCCGCTGTTGACGTAACACCAGGGCGAAGGCGGCGGGGTATGATAACCATATTCTGTGGCGCGGCCAGCGTCAGGCCAACAAGCTTTTTCGGCGCTGATGTACGCAAAGCCGGGTTCAAAGACTTGACGCTTAAGCGCGTCTGGGCTTTGCAAGAAAACGGTATCATGCGCGTCGGTGAATAAAACATGTGTGTAGCCGTGTTCTTCCAGGTCTTTCAGGGAGTTGTACACGCTTTGCGGCTTTGTGCCGAATCCTTGCCAGCTTCCGGTTATGATGCTGTAATCCCAACCGTGCTTAATTAGCGACAGTTCAAGCGCGCGCAATCCTGGATGGTCAGGCATGTTGCTAAATGTCAATACCTTTATTTTCATGCCTCAAAAGGATTATAGTAAATAGGAATTGATCCGTCAAAGTAGCCGTTCACAATGCGGTTATATTCTGCCATGTCCTCACCTGCAACTTTTTCCTTCCATCCCTGGTATGCGGTGTCGCCGGGGTCGATGTGGTCAATTTCGATGTGCGGGAGAAACACGCTCAGGAATCCTGCTACTTTGCAACGGGCGGCTGCTAGTGCGTCGTCAAAGCCGTACAGGCGCGGTTGGTACAAATACCCAATCTTATCCAGTAGCGTGGGGCTGTACCCTTGACACGTTCCCATAACGTGATTGACGATTTCACCAACTATCCACTTTTCGCCGGGCTTATGGGGAAGCATGTATAATTCAGACTTATACCAGTCTGTGCGCTCCGGGCTTTCTATGCAATCTTTCCGCTTAAGCCCGCAAATGCCGATGTTCGGATCACGCCTAAACGCTTCCTCAATTTCGTCGGCCCACCCGTCGTAATGAATTACCACGTCGTTATCCATTTTTATGCAGACTTCGCCGGGCTTGCGCTGCTTCCAGGCTTTATTTATGGCAGCGGCGGTTCCTAGGTTGGAATCGTTGTAAATCACGGTGGCAAGGCCAAAGCGCTCAACCTCTTTCAAAAGCGCTATGGTATCGCCACAGCTACGATTGTCAGATATGATTATCTGGTGCCTATCCAGGTTGACGCGGTTAACCAAGCTGTCAAGCGTTTGGCGGGTCAGGTCAAAACGCTTGTTCTCTTCTGTATCGTACACTGCCATTGCGATTAGTGCCATATCTGATTTTTTTTAAAGTTGCCGCCGGGCTTTTCTGCTCCGGCGGCGAATTACTAACCTAAAACCATACAAGAATGAAAAGACACCTATGTTTTTCCCGGCCCCAGTCCACCGCGCACGGCCCATCAGCACACCATAACCACTACGGTAAAGCAACCGCGCCAGCTTCCAAACCTGGGAAGCCGGGAATTATTTTAATAGCTACCCGCTTTTAGGTAGCTTGTTATCACATTTATTCCTTCCTCCAAGCTCCGGGGCATAGCGTAGCCATACCCTGCCTGTATCGCATCGGCTTCGAATGCGGCCTGTTTATCGCTTTGGCTGCCTTCCGGCGTTTTCATTTCGATATATAGGCCATGTAGTTGCCCGGATGGTATGCTAAGAAACAAATCCGGCGCGCCCGCTACAGCCCCCTCTTCTTCCAATTTCTTCCATTGCCTTGCGCGTTGGAATCTATCGCCGTAAAGCATAGCCCCGTTTGGAATGCTGAAAAGTAGCCGCGATTTGCCGGGGTACTGGAATCGGAACCAACGGACAACGGCGGCCTGTATGCTATGTTCGCTGCCTACCTTACTCCGTGCCATGATCCTTTGTAAATTTTTTCATTCGCGTTTGCCCTCCGACAACAAGCGCAATCTTGCCGGGCTGCCCTAAGTTTAGCAGCACAGGCCCGGCAAATCCAATATCCGCAGGCGGGGCAGTTGTTGCGCGGCGCTCCGGCTTTTGCGCGAGATGTACCGCAGTTGGCACAGGTCAAAACGCCGTCGTTTTGATCCCAGGCTATTTGTTGGCGGGTGGGTATTAGTCGGCTGTGCATGGTAGTGGTTTTTGATGTTACGAAGATAACTATTTCGTTTTAAACATTTTGTGCTAAATCGATAATTTTTTAAAACGGCAAATCCTCCCCCTCCGGCTGCCTTTCGTTGGCCACCGCGTGCCAGGGGAGTAACTCAGGGGTGGCGGTGCTTGGAAACTGCGAGCTGCTTTGTGACGTAGTAAGTCCCGTTTTTGGATCACGGATAAATGAAAACTTAGGAAACGGAGGAAAACGGCTATCCCTGCTTTTTACACTGAATGCGCCGGGCCAATCTTTATCAAGCGCTATTTCTATACTAAAATCGCACTTGTTTTGCAATGCCGTTCCTAAGTGCCCCCGCATAAAGCCGTTGCCCTTTGTTAAGTGAAGCACCGTGATTAGAAGCGCCTGCGTTTCGTCTGTCCACTGCAAAAGTAAATTCATCAAATCGGCGCTTTCGCGCTCGTCGTTGAAGTTGCGGCAAAGATCAACAATGCCGTCAATGATTATAAAGCTCGGCGCTTTGCCGTTGCGGATAAAGTACTCCACTGCTTTCAAGCGTTGATCTACCGGCAAACGGCGCAAGTGGTACGCCTCATAACGCGGGTCATTCTCTGATATTCCGGCAATCTCATAGATTCGGGCCTGGGAGCGCTTGTAAAAATATTCGCTTTGCTCTGTGTCAAAATACAATATCCGGTCGTCCTTTTCCATCTTCTGCGAAAAGTGCGCAGATTGATAACCGCCCATTAGCGCGCTGGCAACTATGTTTTGACATACAAAGCTCTTGCCGCTTTTCTGTTCTCCGACAATAGCGCCAATCATGGAACGACCGCCTACCTTGTACACCTGCCCGCTATCCGGCGGGGAAACGGTCAGCGTTGCGGCTTCCTCAGTAATCGGAGCCGAAAGGTCAAAGCGCGTAGATTTTACAAAGGCAATAAGTGCATCGTCCTGCGCTTGGACTTGTTCGGGCGTTCGCTGCTGAATCGCTTGCACCTCTTGCCGGGCTTGCGGGGCTGCTCCATAGCCCTCAGAACTCAGTGCACGGGCAGCGGCTTTAAAATCACCGCCGTGCTTTAGGTGCGCATAAACTGAAAAAGCGTTTAACCCTACGCCCGTAGGCAGTGGCGTTGACGTGGTATGTGATACAAAAACGCCTTTGGTTTTATGGTAGTTCCCGCTGGTCTTTGCATCAGTATTGCCGGGGCGCTTCATATAGATGCGCTCCCCGTCTTCATACACTACCGTCCATCCATGCGCCTGCAATACATCCACTGCATCGGTACGTTCGTTATAATCCTGCCAGGGCGTTAAACCATCCCGCTGCGTGTTGATTTCTTCTTTGGGTTTTTCACGGTATGCGGTTTGCGGGTCAGGCTTAACGGATTGATCGAAAGACCGGCATACCCGGATAAGTGTATCGCGGGTGCTTTGCTTAATAGCGGGTATAGCTTTGAACGATCCAAAATACAGGGAGTATCCCGGCGTAGGGGCTGCAACTATGTAGCCGCCAATACCGCGCGTTTCCAGAAGTACGGGCGTGGTGTTCGGGTCTTCGTCACCGCTTGCGGGGCGCTCCGCTAGTTTCTTATTCCCCTCTGGATGCGGACACTTGTACAGGATGTGCCAACCCCCGGAACGCGTGCGCTGAATCGTCAGGCGTTGAAACTGCCCGTCTTTGTCGTTTATCCAGTCGTTCGCGGTTTGTAGGTCTTCAATTAGTGTGCCGGTAAGGTCGTACTTGCTATCCACATCGACGCATTCCAGGCCGTCAATGCCGGTAAGAATCGCAATGCCGTATTGATCCTGGGTAAACATTTCCCGCACATCGTTTTCCGTTTGCACGGTCTGGTATTGCTTCCAGGAGGCCACAGCCGGGCGCTTATCTTCTCGGATAGGCACAACGCGAAGCTCGGCGGCGTGATATTCCAGGGCTATATTGAGCAAGTTCATAGCTTGATCGTTTCTTGGCGCAAGACCTGCCGGGCAGCAGCGTGGAATGCGTCAATCGTTTTGGAATATTTTTTTCTCAAATCAGCCGATGCGTTCAATCGGTCATGCACATCCAAAAGTAGGCGCTTCTTCTCTTGTGTGGTCAGGCCGTATTGAATCGCAGGCAGCGAACGGTTTTCCAGGTAGTCAATAAATTCACTGTGCGAAAATACCCGGACGCTGCTATTCCAAAGTTGGGCGTACTTCTCCTGTGCGTGGTTGATGTATGCAGCGTACTTTTCGGCTGTTGCTGTGTCGAGTTCGGTATCTTTTAGGGCGGTGTCGGTGTTGGCACGGGCGGCGTTTTCAGCGCGGGCGGTAACCAAATACTTTTCCATCTTGTTCCCAAAAAGTGTTTCCGGGTTCAAATACTTAGAAAATTCGGAATCGTGCAGCCATTCGGCAGTCTTGCAGTCGATCACGACGGCGAAATCTTCAAACGCATACCCCTCCTTTGCGCGGGCTATTATGCTTTTTTCTGTCGTCTTTGTAGTGTAGCCAAATTTACGGCCTGTTGCCACGTTCAAATAATCCACTACCTGCGCAATCAGTTCTAAATAGTCTTCTTTTTTGCGCTTTGGTTTTTCAAGAAAAAAAGAAGGAGAGGCGTTTTCATCGAAAACGGGTTCTTCTCTCTGTGTGGTCTTTGTAGTATTCTCTGTAATAGTTTCGCTAAAATCGCTAAAGCAGATTTGTTGTTTCAACGAATCCAGTTTTGCGAATTCCGCTAAACTAGTTTGTAAAAAAACGTGGTTTATAATGTAGTGTGTTTTTGCAGGTACGCCCTTTGCTTTGATTGTCACAAAGCCGGATTCTTTTAAAATCTTTTTGGCTGTCCTTAACTCTGCGCTACTCAGGGATGTTTCGTCTGCTATCTCAGCATCAGTCTTGTAAAACTCCCTTCCATGCACGGCGCTCCACCAGTACATCAATTGCGACAATAGAATACCAGCATGAACGCTGTTTAGGATTTTTGCATAAATCGGATAATAAGAGATGGGCCTCTGATTCAGCGCTAACAATAACTCTTTCATAGTCACTACTTTTTAAAATAAAAAAAGGGCTGAAAGCTCCTACACTCTCAGCCCATCGGAAAATTATTCCGGTAGTAACTATGCGCTGGGTAGGAGACCTGCGCATAGCTCTTTTGATGAAACAAAGATAAGAAAAGGTTTATTTCTTTTCAAACATTTTTTCATACTTTATTTCGGATTCATTAATCAAAGCGATTAAGGCGTAAAGGTTTTCTACTGTAAGCGCCAAGTAGCTATAATTTTCAGTATTAATAGTAACGCATCCGTCAAATTGAAAATCGCAGTGCAAAATATCTAATTCCGCGTCTAGGATTTCAACAAAAAACGTTTTGTCTTTGCCTTTGCCGCTTGATTGTAGCTTATTTTTTTTGGGTAGCAATTCATCCTCAATGTGTTTCATTGCGTTGTTTTTTCAAGGTTACGAATTACCCACACCGGCAGCGGCGCTACCTCTACCGCATCCCGCCGGGTCGGCAGCGGCGAAGCGCAGGCGTTAAGCAGGAGCATGGTAAGCAGGAAAGCCAGGGCGGCCAGTAGCCACCGGGCGGAGTCGATGCGTTCAATAGTTTTTTTCACAATTGTAGTTTTAGCGGTTAAAAAGGTAGTTCGTTCGGGTCGGGTTCGTAGTAATCGAACTCTGCGCCCTCAGTCCTTGCGCGGGCTTTGTCCTCCCGGATTTCTTCGTCAATAAGCCGCTGCGCTTCGCTGCGGTCGTCGTCGGGCACGATGCTCAGGTGCGGGAACGCGGCGCGAAGGCGGTTGCGCGCGTCGTCACGGGTGAAGCCCTGGGCGGTCACAATGCCGCCGGAGGTTGCGAAGGTGTAGGTTTTCATCTGCTTTGCTTTTGTTCGCCCGCATCGGATAGCAGCCAGGCGAAAAGTACGACAATTAAGATTCCAAAGATGTCCATGTTACGCGGTTTTGCGGGCAAAGACAGTATAATGCCCATGAATAATAATGTAATCCTGCCACCCTGCGGCGCTGCATTCCTGCATCAAGCGCCCAATGTCGTCATCCTGCCGGGCCGTCGCTTGTACTTTGATGTCAGCGGTTCCGGGCTTTTGGTAATTTGCACGGGGCGCGCTTAGTGACCGGTCAACCGCTGCAGGGGGCTTGAACTTGACGTTTAGCCTGTCGGCTTTCGTCTGCTTTAAGACGTGGCGCGGGGTCTTTGTGGGCTTTGCGGGCCGGCTCAGTGCTTTTACTTTTTTCATTGTTGTCTTATTTGCGTCCGTAAATCAAATTCCCTTTCCTGCCGGTACGATGCGAGCAGCGTACGGCTATTCTGCAATACCTCAGTAAACACGCGGGCCATGCGCTCCATCTTCGCCACTGTGGCGTAGGCTTCTGGGTATTTGCCCCTAACCCATAGTTCGGTAAGTGTTGAGGAGTGCTTAATTTTCTTAAGCTCTTCGTCTTCAATTGTGCTAAGTTCGTGCTGCACCAAGCGCGCGTAAACGGCCTCACACTCCCCGGCAAGCTGCGCCAGACGGGCAAAAGCTGCGTTCATCTCGCTTATCCATGCTGCCATGCCGTCGAGGTCATCCGCACCGGGGCCGCTTGAAAGCAGGGTTTCGGCGTTGGCCAAAAAGGCGCGGGCCTGTGATAGCGTGTCTTTTGCGGGCTTCATGGCATAATTTTTAAGCGGTCAATAAATTGCTGTCGGGGGTCGCTGCTTTCCGCTTGGTTGGCTTCCAAGCGTCGGATAAGCCCGGTTGCTTGGTCTTCTGGTAAGTGTTCGGCGTATGCTGTCCAGTATCTTACCTCAGTTTCCGGTAGCGTGCAAGTGCGTAATAAGTCCTCAATCCTTAGTATTTGGTTGAAGGTAGCGGCGAAGCCCCTGAAGACTTCGCCTTCCCATATTTCGGCGCGGTATTGCTCTTCGTCACGCATTGCGCATCAGTTGAATAAAGATCGTCGCCGCTGCGCTGCTAAGGTCTTCCGGGTTTACCGGCTGCGCAATATCCAGCGGGTCGTCTGTGTCACCTGTGCGCAGGCGCTCATATATTGAGCGGTACACATCGGTGAACGCCGCTGCGCGCTTGTACAGGTGTTCGCGGGCTTCTTCGTTGTCGAGGTCAACGCGGGTAAGCGCCGGGGCGCTTTGCGCCTGTGGCTGCGTTGTGCCCTGCGTTGCGTCGCCTTTTACCGGGTTGTAATATTGCCCGTTTTGCTCCAGGGTTACGGCCTGCCCTTTTTTCCAGGAGGAAACAATACCGCCGGGGGCGTCCCAAATAGTTTGTTCGGAGCCGTCGGGCAAAGTAACAACAGCGTTAATGCGCGGGCCGCGCTTGGTGTCGCGGGGGTTGCCCGCTGCGAATTTTACAATCGCCTGAATCATGCGTTTCTGTTTTTATTGATTGTGTAATTGTTTACGATCTGCTGTCTGTGGTCGCCAATGATAGCCTGTACAACGTTGGGCGTTGACCAGGAATAAATGTAGCGTTCCACCTCGCCAAATGCCCCCCCGCGAAATGTTGCAATGCCCTCACCGGTAGAAAGAAGCCGGACGTGGGTCATCGCCTCATCAATTGTCAGGACGACGCTGGTCTGTGTTTCTTCTTCAATAAAGGCCACCAGGTCAGGGCCGAAAAAATAAACTTGGATCATGGTTGTATGGTTTTGAGTTGAAAAATTAAAGCCATTAAAGCCAAATGTAAAGAACGCCGTTTTCGTCTTGCGCCACTTTCCAGATCGTCACGGACTTTGCCGGATGCGTGAAGAACAAAACTGCTTCGTCCGGGGTGTATTCGTCTTCTATGATAACGACCGTGTTAAAGTCGTCAACATAACGAATGATTTGAAAGCCTGGTAAAGTTACTGGAGTGTCAATATGTAAGTTTGGAATTTGTATTTTTTTCATCTGTGTATGGTTTTTACGCGCTCACCATTGAACGCAATACAAAGATAAGAATGATTTTGAAATTTAAAATATTTTTGCACTTTATTTTAAAAATATTTTTACCTTTGTCTTATTCAATCACAAAAACAAAAACAGATGTCAAAGAAAAAAATCGTAATGGCTATTGAAGTTTCTGCAGAAACTAAAGCCAAGTTTCTCGAACTCCGGGCCGCAATGGCGGAACTTGAACAGCGCTATGTAGCTAACCCGGAGTGCCTGCGTAACATCATTTCCGCAGCCTGGCAAAACCTACAAGACGAGAAAGCGCAAACCGTCACCGAACCCGGCCCGCCGCAATCCTGGCTTAAGGATAGCGCCGCAATACTAGACAATCCCCCGCTGCGATGATCTACCCGGAAGCCATCGCAGGAACCGCTTTCGGCTGCTGGGTGCTTTACCTCGCAATCCGGGACGCGGGAAAGCTCGCCGCCGGCCCCGTAAGACCGGCAAAGCCCCCGCCCACCCTGCCGACAATTACAAGTACCGAAGGCTCAGAAAAAACCGGGTCGAATGGTACTGAGATCACACTGGAATTAGACGCGGAAGAAAAGGCAACTATTGCCCGCGTCAGCGAACTACGAACAAAGCTTGAATCCCGGCGCAAAGCATTGGAGGCCGCCGGGCTTGAAATTACGAACTTGGATAAGTGGAATTGAAAACAGAAAACCCGCCAAACATGCGCATCATGGCAAAGCCAAGAGAGGCGAGGCGGGTTTTGATAATTCAAAAATACAAAAACACAAACACAGATGAAAGAAATTAATAGCTCTTGGAAGAAATTTCATGCCCTTGTGTCAGAGGGCAAAACGCGCAATCTTAGCAACGCTACACGAATAGCGGGTTGTGGGGTGCGGTTAATGAAATCTTACCGCAATCTTGGATGGGTTGTCGTTCACAACCAGGGAAACGCAGGCGCGTACACCTACACAGGCCCGGAAGCCATGACTACAAGGCATTGGCAGATGTTGAAAAAAGCTTGTGCGGATAAGCCAAAACAAAGCAAGCCCACCCCACCCGAACTCCCTATTCCTGCTGAGTCTAAGCCTATCACCATGTTCGAGTACCTGCGCGAAGCGTCCGACGCAGTACTTGCTGCTGAATTCGAGCGCCGGGGATGGTACGGGGTAATTCAGAAAGAGGAAACTTTACAGGGGATTAATTACCGGCAAAGCATGGCGATAGGGAAAAAGAAAGAATAATTCACGTCAAAAACAAAACACAGATATGAAAAACACAGATAGCATCATTTCCACATACCGCCTTGCGCGGTACGCCCTGGCAGCGGGCACGTTCTTGACTGCCTGGATCACTTGGAGGAACTTCGCCGAAGGCTACTTCGGTGCTGGCATTGTTTCCGCATTACTTACCATCCTGCTTAGCGTCGTCACGCTGCTTGTATTCGACGGCGTGGCGTTCTCTAGCTTGGAAAGCGCGGTCAAACACATCTTTAAGCAGGAGGCCATGCCTACCCGCTCCGCGTGGGGCTTTGCCCTGCTGATCGGCTTCGCTGCTTATGCCGGGTCTATGATCTTTTCCCTCCGCGCTGTGCCCGTCCTTGCGGATGCAAGCGTAGAAGACAAGAGCGAAACGTATAAGGATATGCAGGCAACGAAAATTCAAGGCGATGCAAACCGCGCTGCCCTACTCCGTGAAGCCAACGCGGAAATTACCAGAGCTGAATCCGCCCTCAAAGCAGCGCAAGCCAAAGCAAAGACCTCTAACACGGACGGCGTTAAAGCGCAAGGCGGCGAATTTGCCCGTTTATATCTTTCCGGCAATTCCTGGGTGCGCACTGCCCCGGCTTTCAAGCGCCAACGGGCTGCCGTTGCCCGTCACGAGGCGACCGCAGCGCAGGCGGTACAAGAGGCCACTAACACGCTAAAACGCGCTCAGGAAGCAAAGACGGCGCTCCTCACTGGCAAGGACGTTGAAACAGCGCAGATCATTGCCGCGCAAAGTGCAGCGGTTGAAACGTGGCAAAACAGGTTAGGGAATAGCAAGGCGATTATTTTCTACTTAACGCTGTTTTCAGGTGCGCTGTCTATCCTGCTGCTTCTTAACTTAGGAAGTCTTCGGGCTGTACCTGATAGCAAAGACCTGATCGACGTGCTGCGAGAAAGTTTTGATTTAGGTATGGATGCGCTTGTTTTCGCGTTTGGCGGCGTGAATGATTGGGCACGCAGCAAGGCGCGGTTAGGGGTTGTGGCGGGGCCTATGAACGCAAGCGCAACGCCCGTACAAGTGCAAAGCGTTGCGCCGAATATTCCAAGCGCAACGGCGCAACAAAGCGCAACGCAACGGGCGCAACGCAGGCCGAAATTCAGGCGCAACGCAACGCGCCAAGCCCACGTTTCAACTAGCTTAGAACCGGAAGTTATACGCGGCGCAATCCGTGCGCAACGCTCCAAGTTACGCGCATACCGACACAAGATGTTGAACGGCATAGGTAACGGCGCAACGGTGCAGGCTGGCATTGAAAAAGCGCAACGCGAAATTAACCGCTTAGAGGGGATGTTGCGCAACGAAAAACCGTAACGCCATGATCGGTATAATCTACATCAAACTCAACCTTTCATTGCTTCGCCCGCGTTTCAAGGTCGGCGTTGCCCGCCTCGGACGCAGGGCGAAGCGATGGAGGGAGATTCAGCACACAACGCCGGGAATACAAATCGGCATCTTCTTTGCGCCCGTGCTGTTCTATGAACACGTTGAACTATGGCTTAAGCGCACCCTGCGCAGCGGTAGAGCTCCCCTACGCATCGGCTCAGGGCGTACAGAGTGGTTCCGCCTGGGCTTCTTAGGTTGGCGCTTGTTGTTCGCGGTCGGGGTGCTGTGCGGAGCGTGGGCGGGGTGGGGAGGATTGGTCTATTATCTAATTGAAAAATATTGAAACATGAAACTCAACGAAGCTATCGAAATCCTCGAATCGTTCAACGCATACCGCCGCTACCGGGGCGAAGATATGCCGCCATTGCCCGCATCAGCTACGGATATAGGCATAGCCTTAGATGTGGCCATTGCCGCGCTGAAAACGCCAATATCTATAAGCAGCCCGGAATTGATAGGCAACGTGCGGGAAATACACGCCGCCGGGTTTCAGGAATACGAATACGGCGCGTTTTACATGGGGTGGATTGAGGGCAGGGTAAATTTGATTAAAACGGCAAAGCCCCCGGAGTGATCCAGGGGCTTTTTTCATTTTCGTGGCCTCACGAATATGATTAACCTTTCACCGCTGCAAAAATATCCTGGATCAGCTTGGATATTTTGCCCGCGTGCCTGAGGATGAAAAACAGGTCGATCTTCCCCCTGAAGTCTGTGGTGTTGATGAAGTCAACAATCAAGAGCGCCACTTGGATGACGACTTCTAGCCACTTCGCCACGTCCGCCGGGGCGTCGGCTTTCTCTGCCGTCAGCGCTGCAATTTCGTTGTCAAGTGCGACTGTGAACGCCTTCGCGTCCAGGGCCTTGACTGCCTGCGCAGCGATCACGGAGATAAGCGCCAGGATAGCGCTGGCAATCTCGCCAGCGTTTCCAAGTACCCACCAGAACGTAATTTTGCCCTTCGGTAGGGTTTCGAACAAGCCCTTAAGAATGGCGATGATCTGAGCCGCTTTGCCCAGGATGTTTTCAGCGCCTTCCCATCCGCCGCGCGCGGTTGCTCCCTGCTGTGCTTCCAGGGTGTCAAGTTGTGAATCGAGAAAAAGAATTTCCTTTGTCATTGTTGCAACAATTTAAGGAGTGAAAAAATATTTTAAATTATTTTTAAAGAATGTTTGCAGATTTAAAAATGTTTCTTATCTTTGTTATGTCAGAGCAATGAAGCGATGGCGTAAAATTTAAACACATGCAAGAAAATAAAAAAACCCAAAACGAAAGAGTAGCGCTTCATGTCAGAAGCGGATACGACCTACGCGACATGGTCGAAAAGGTCATCTACGTTCGGGAGAGCGATCTCCCGATGGACGTCGCACCCGACATGGTCTGTGAAGACCTGCAGTGTATCCCCGAAAAGGGGGAAACGCTTTATCTTGGGGACTGCGGTCCCCACATGTATCCATGGAATGTCATCGTAAAACGATACTAGCACATTCCCAAAAGCCTCGGCCCTCCCGCCGGGGCTTTTTTTATTTCCATGTTTCCGGTTTCCCGGTTTCAAAGTTCACCGTGAAAACCCCCGCCTTTACGCTTGCTTTCCACGTTGGCCCCGCCTTGCCACCAGCCACCGGGTCAGTGAGTATACACGCCGCGCCAGGGGTCAGCACATAGACGTATTCGGTATTGAGCTTAAGCGGCGTTGCGGCCCTGCTTGAAATCAGTTCCAGGAAGTAGGCCGCCCAATACCCCGCATCGGCGTCGTCAGCATCCACCAGTAAGATATAGGCGCGGTTAGAAAAGTGATTGAGTACATATTCCCTGAGTTCCTTTGCCGCCGTCGCTGCCGGCTTCGTGGTCTGAATCGCCACCGTAAAGATTACTTTCGTTTCCCTGAAATTCTGTTCGTTCATCGGCCGCCACTTCACTGTCACCGCCTCCGGTATTGCTACCGTTACCCAGCGCAGCGGCTTTGTCGGCTCTGGCTTCACGGGGTCGGGTTGCGGCTCCGGCTTTGGGTCGGGCTTCGGGTCGGGCGTTGGTGTGTTCCCATCACAAAGCGGTTTTTCCAAGATGTTTCCAAGTTGCAACGCGCCGAATCCGGTTTCCTCATCTTTCCCGCCCGGTGCAAGGTCAACGGCGAATTGTTGAACCGCGTTCAGAACTTGCGCGTTGCTGCATCCAGGGTTACAGGACGCCACAACGGCGAAAAGTCCTACCATGCTAGGGGTAGCCATAGAAGTACCCGACATAGCCCCGTATGCGCCTCCGGGGAGCGTGCTCATGATATTACTTCCTGGCGCTGCTATCCACACCTCCGGGCCGGTGGTCGAGTAGGGTGCGCGTTCCACGCCTGCGCCGGATTGTTGCAAGGCTGCAACGGCTTTCGCGCTCACATCACGGGCCGGAAATCCTACGCCGCGTTGATAGCTGTTGCCAGAGGCCGCGAAAATGGTTGCCCCTGCTTGCATTCCCTTCGCCATTACCGCGCTCACGGTCGGGTCGCTTCCTCCGCCGCCAAGGCTGTAATTCCAGACAAAGCGCTTACCCTTGTTTTCTACCTTCGCCATATCCGCTATTGCCCACTCGCCCGCGTTCGCTATCCAATTGTATAGTGCGCTGCCTGAATTGTTAAGTACCTTGACTGGTACAATTTCAAGCCTGCCGATTTCGGAAAGCATACGCCCGATGCCCAGATCATAGCTTCCAAGCGCGCCGATCGTTCCGGCTACGTGCGTGCCGTGCCCGTGCCCATCAGCGCCTGACGCTTCGCCGGTGAATATTGCGCCGGGTCGTTCTGCCTTTTCCAGGTCGGGGTGGTCGAGGTCGCCCGCCGTGTCGAAAACATAGACGCGAACGGTCTGCTTTGCGCGCTGTCTAATGATCGGTTCCAGGGCTTTGCTTTGCGTGTAGTCCACGCCCCAATTTCGGATGTTGGCCGGGTTGACCTCTTGAAGTATGAAATTTTGAATTGGGTCGAGTACCACATCATAGCCCTGTTTAAGCTGTTCTTTGTAGGAGCGTTCCAGGTCTTTCAGTTCTTTTTTTGGTATCTGAGCCGAAAGCATGGCAGGGAATAGAAGGAAAAGAAAGATTTTTTTCATCTTTTTTTAAATTATTTTTAAAAAATGTTTGCATGTTTAAAAATGTTTCTTATCTTTGTTATGTCAGAAAGGAAGTAATTAACCATACAAAAATTAAGAAGATGAGAAACAGCATCAAAACAACCGACGGATTTTCTGCTCACGTTGAGTTTTCCGACCTTGAAAAATTAGGCTGGGATTTCAGCAGCCTGTATCAAGGAGTTGCGGACTGTCAAGGAACCAGCTTGTTCCAAGCTGAGGCTTGGGAAAAAGAAAACTACCACGTTAGACTCTTCAACAACGGCAACGGCGTGTACTGGATTCCTAGCCACAACGAAGAAGGCGACACTGGCGATGCTCAATGGCCTGGTGATGAATCACAGACCGAAAAAGACATCCAGCAGCTTTACGCTGTTGGCGCTATGTGGGAAGTTTTTGAAGGCGAATACTAGAATTAACATACGCCTCGGCTCTTTCGCCGGGGCTTTTTTATTTGCGCTTTGCACGGCGCTTAATAAAATCCGTAATAAACGCGGGGTCCTGCTCGATTTGGTCCAAGACCTTGAAAACAATCTCCGTTACTTCCTTAATAAGCAACCCGATCATGAAGCCGATGAAGCTGTAAACCGCTGGGCTGGCTTTGTCGCTGATGACTTCCACCAACCAGGGCCCCACCACCGCCGCGCAAGAGCCGCCTAAGATCATGGATGCAAGCGCAGGGATAAACCCCAATTTCTTTTGCATCGCTCCCAAGAGCGCACCAACAACCCCGCCAAAAGTTAGAATCAAATGATTGTGTTCAATCGCATCAAACAACGCTTTCAGCTTATCCATTCCTCCCTCCGCTTTTCTTTGCATACCAATTCTGTACCATTGCCCACACCGGGTAACGCGTTGTGTTGTAGTTCCACAGCGCCGGGCTTGATTTCGTCGGGTCGTCGTCTATGTGGATTGCCTGGCCCATGATGCCGAAACGCCGAAAGCCAGCGTTCCAAAGTGCATCTAATAGCTCTGCCCATTTCGTGAGGTCGCTTTCCAGAGCGTCCAGGGGCATGATGTCCGCTGCGTAGCCTGTGAGATGTGCGCTGTTTTTCGCTACCTGATAACCGCGCTCCCTGAGTACTTGCGCGTATTCTTTCGTTCTGAATCCGCTTGTCACTCGCAGCGGCTTGCCGTACAAGCGCCGGGCCTCGTCGAGTTTCACGAGGGTAGAGGCGCGCATATTCCCCCCGCTGCCGCGCGCGTCCGGGCTGTCGAACTCTGATAGCTTGAAGTGTTTTAGCTCCATCCGTTTTTGTGTTGTGGCAGCTAGGGGGGCTTCGCCGCCGGGTTATCTATACTAATTTACTCCATCCTACCCAAATCTCCATGTCCTCCGGGGCCGGGCATTGCCCACCGAACCAAGCGCCAACAACGCGCAAGCTCCCCGGAATTGTAGATACGATCTCGCTCTTGCCTTCCTGTACTTTTTCCGTGCCCTTCCATATTTCCAGGCGCACAGACAGACCTGAGCCGCGCCGCGTGAATATTGCCGCAGCTGTTTCATCTTCGCGCATCGTCAGCGGTGCCGTTGCCTTCCATCCGCCGCGCGCGTCGTTCGCATATAGGCACATCTCGAAATGTCCGAAGCCTTCGGACGGTCGCCATGCGAGTAACAGGCTGTTCGCATTGTTGCGGCTCCAATACGCCGTGAACCCGCCCGCTTTATTCCAGGATTCGCCGCAATCGAAACTGTACTTTTCGTACCAGCACGACGGCGTAAAGTCCACTTTTAGCACGCGGGTAAAATCTCCGTTGTACGGAATCGGTAGCGCGTTGGGTCGAAAGTCGTGTTTTCCTGCTTTCACGGTCTGCCTCATTGCTCTGCGTTTTGCGCCTTGAACGCGGCTGTTGCGCGCGCGTTCACGCTTCTTACTAATCGGTGTGTTACCGCTTTATTTGCGTCGTACGCCTGCCATTCATTTGGCTTTGTCGGGTTTCGGAAAAAGTACCGCGTTGCGCCGTCATAACTCATTCTGAAAACGTTGGTATTGTCCACTGTGAAAATAATTTCTGTGCCCGCGCCGGGGCCGCTTGCCGGTATCAGTCGGAGTACTTTGGTAGAAAAGCGCTCCACGATCTGCGCATCCACGCCAGCCGCTCCTGTCTTCAATATGCGCCAACGCCATAAGAAAGTAGTGTCCTGTCCTGCCTCGGCCTTGTACGTCAGTATCTCCGGCTTTGCCGCATCCCTTGCTACGTTGCGCGCGCTGATGCCGAATTGCTGAATAGATAGGCTGTCAAGCTCCGTGATCTTACGGATATACGTTCCCGCGTTAATCCGGGCCGTTTCCCGCTGCCAGTAGTCGTTAGCCACCTGCCATATCTGCCCTGCGATATAGTTGGCAGCCGTTGCACTGTCCACAGGAATACGGAATGCGCCGTCAAGTAATCCGCGCTGTGTGCCGTCTTCGAACGTGCGGATATGGTATAGATAGCGCTGTTCTCCTTGAATTTCCAGATACATCGTATCAGAGTATTCGCCGGTCTGTGCGCTGGCAAGAAATGCAGATAGGCTGCATAGGAGAAAAATCAATATTCGTTTCATGGTTGCTATTTTTAATTGCGTTCGTCCATAATTAGCCACTGATACGCGAGCGTGTTTGGGTCCTGACTGCAAATAACCCGTGCGTATTTCAGTGTTTGTCCTCCGTCGTACGTTGTTGCGGTTGCGACGTTTACTCCATCCCGGTACGTCAGGCGGTTTGTGCCGCCGCTTGTGATCTGCCCGAAGTGCGTACCGCCGTTTGTTGTTCCGAAAAACACTTCAACTATTTTCCCTGCGTATGTACTTGACGGCTCCGGGAAAGTCACTGTCCTGCTTGCGGTGTTTCCGATGCGCAGCCAGACAACAAGCTGCGAATAGTTGCTTATCCAGTCGATTGTCAGATAATTGCTTAAGTCCACATCTGCGTCATCTACGCTTAAGTAAGTCAGCCCGCCCAACTTCGCCCCACCTGCGGCCCCGCTTGCAAGCTTGTCGGCCGTTACATTCGCGTCTGCTATTTTCGCAGTGGTCACCGCGTTGTTGTCTATTGTCCACGTCGCTCCGCTGCTTGACACGGTGATGTCGCCTTTGTCGCCGTCGGAAACTCCAGAAGCTGCCACGTTCAACACGCCCGCGTCGATCGTTACGCCTGTGCCTAGTGTCAGCGCGCCCAAGTCCCCATCTGCATCCGCGCCTACTATGCGCGTCGGGGTGAATGATGCAAGTGAATCCAAGCGCACCACGCCGGAAACGTGGAGGCGACGGGCAGGGGCAGAGGTGGAGCCGATGCGGGTAGAGCCTGCTAGGTTATTTACTGCGCTTGCACCGGATTGATATATAGCGGTTTGGCTGTTTTGCGTCAGCTCCAACCCTCTATAACTCCCTGATGCTACTGCTGCTATTGTCGGGTCTATCGTCACGCCAGAAGAAATAGATGTATTTTCGCCCCGATGGTTAATTGTTCCGCCTACATATATATTATACGATCTTGAATCTCCGGCGGTTGGTTGGTGATTAAGACGCGAACGGATGCCGTACCAAGTGCCTTTTTGCGGATCGTTGTTGCTCATTAGCTGATCTAAGTTAACGGCAAATCCTGAAAACGTACCGCTTATACCTGTGCCACCAGAAAGCAAGTACATATTTTTCAACTCATACGCGCCAGATGTGATATTTCCAAGGCCCCCCAGCACTGAATATAGAACGTTTCTGTTGCCGGTCGCGCTAGAGGCGTTGCCTAAGAAATAATTCTGTGCGTTGCCTGCGGAAAATTGGCCACTTGATCCAATATAGCCCGCAAAATTAGTAATATTATTTCCGTTACCCTGCCCAAAAGCTATCGAACCATCGCTGTAAAATGCAAATATCCTACCCGATGCCGCAGCGTTCCACCATACTAAGCCTTCTCCGGATGGAGTAGTGCTATTTATTGCCCTTAAAACAAATCCATTGTTGTTCCCGCCGCGCCTAAACGCAAATTGAGGATCACCTGCATTAACATATCCAGCATCTATATAGGTTAATCCTGCGGTCTGGTCGTACCCTATTCGTGACCCTGTTGTAAGCCTTCCGTTTGCATCGAATACCGCTGCAAAATTAGCCGTACCCAACCCCGTCGCCGTTGCGCTTTTGACCGGGTTCTCCCACGCCGACGCCCCGTAAAAGTCGAGGTTTCCGGCTGTGGTATTGTACCTAAGTTGCCCCGCTGCTGGCGTTCCGGGCCTCTGCGCTGTGGTGCCATTGGGCAGCCTGAAAAACCCTGTGCCCGTCGCTGTGACGCCGCCGATTGCTACGGTGAGGGGTGAATCTCCAAGCGCCGTTGAGCCTGCCCATAGGGGTATGGTGTTTGTTGTTCCGCTGCCGGTGATGCTTCCGCCCCCGCCTGTGCTTGGCACGCGAATCGTGTCCCTGCCCACCTCGGAGCCATTCTGATAATACACCGCTACGCTGTCGGATATGATGCGCGTCGAATCTACTACCGTCACATAGCCCGGATTGCTCCCCGACGTTACCCGCCCGTTGGCATCTACCGTAACGCTCGTGTACGTTCCCGGTGTGCCTATGCTGGTCAGGTTGTAGCGAAGTACGCCCGCGCTCTGGGAAACGCTTGTGCCTGTGCCGTCATCGAAGTTCACCGTGTCAGCCGTGCCCGCCCGGAGCTTAATCGGGCCAAGCGTGCCGGAAAAAGACAGCTTTGCGGCAGTGTCCAGGACGTTGCCGGCAATCCACGTTTTCGATGCGATTATAGACGTATCAACCCGCAAGAGTTGTGCGTTGGTGTTGCTGCCTAACAGCGTTGCGTCTGTGTTCATCAGAAGCGAAACAGTGTTGGAGCCTATGATGCTTAATGCCTGTGTTGTTGCCGTGTAGCTCAGGCTGTCAGGCGTTGCGCTGCCAGCAAGGATTTCAACCTTGAACGTTTCCGAAGGCGTGTATAGGTATAACGTATCACTTGCATAGACAAGGCTATCTATGTCCGTGCCGCCGCTTGCTATCGCGTTCCACGTCCCGCCTTCATAATAATAGATCGTTCCGGTCACCGTGTCCAGGGCAACCCACGCGTTATTAATTCCCGTTGGCGTGTAGGCAGGACTGCCAGCCGTGCGGTAAAGTAGGCCGTCGCCTGTGGTCTGGTTACCCAGGCGTATTTTGTTGGGCGAATTGGGGAACTGCCCGAAAGCAGCCCCCGCAACAAAAAGTAAAACAAAAACACAGATATAGTTTTTCATCACGCGATTTCTTTAATAGTGATCCCTGCATGGATGTCCTCGTTTGCGCTCAGAGGCCGCACGCAAAGCACCATGCTGTCCGGCGTGCCTGCGATCGTCGCACCGAGATAGTACAGGGAATTAATTAAGGCCGCCGTCGTTTCGTTGCCCTGCGCAAAGCCGCCAGCAAGGACTGTACCGTCCGTGACGGTGTTGGCTGTCGCGCCATAGGCCACCTGTACCGCGCTGTTGGTCAGGTCGGAATAAGTGAACGTTCCCGCAACGGTGGGATTAAGAATCAACTTCCATTCAAAGTCTTGCGTACTTGCTGCAATATTAATCAGCGTAGTTGCTGCAATCTTTACTACGCTGTCCAGGTTCGCAGCTTTCAGTCGTACCCCTACGCACGCATAAGTTGCCGCTGTGCTATTCGCGTCCACATGGGTTTCCGTGCCCACATAGCGCGTGATACCGGTTTCCTGGCTGCCTCCCTCGCTAATTACCGTGCTACATATCGCTTCAAGCGTTGCCGCGCCGCCTGTGCCGTCGTTCACAAGTTCGTATCTGAGGGGCAGGTTGGGCGTTGAAAAGTACGCCGCATCCAGGATATTGGCGTGGTTCATCTGATGGAGGTAGATAATTACGCCGTCAACAACCAGGCCAAAGCGCACGCTGCCGACCTGTAAAGATTCAAAGTCGATTACAAAAATCTGTGATTTGGTGTAGTCAAATAGCACGCTGGAACCTGATTTCCCATCCATTGCATCCAGATTGAATTGCGGGAAATTGACCACAGTATCAACCGCTTCGCCACTTACCCTTGACCGCCGCACCGCCCGCAATCCGTCCGCCCCATCTATTTCAAAAAACAGGCCGTTATTGTCGTCAAAAATACCCACGCGGTACGTTATGCCCGCTTTCATTCCAGAGGGGACGGCGGTCATCATTACCAATTGACTTTTGCCGGGTTGGTAGTTGAACCGCTGCTTTGTCTGCCATACCCCGCGCCCGGCTGTTTCGTTGGCTACTGCCAGGGTATAAGACGAACGGTCTTTTGAGTAGGTGTTTGTACACGTTCCCGAAACTTGCGAGAAGTTCCAAAAAAGCGCATGGTTCGCTGTACTGAGCTTGGAATCAAACAGCGTTTCAGGGGCCGATACACGAAAGCGCCCGAAAGCGTCCCGTTCCGTTGTCACGCGCACATCAGAATAATAGTCAGGCCCTATCGGTTTTAGTATCATATCTATTGGATTATCGTAAAGTAAACTTCATAATTTGCCCCTACAAAGTGCGTGTCTGCGTCTATGGTTATCGTGCTACTTACAATGTCGTATTGAACAGGTAGGAGCTTTTGCCCGTTCTGAAACACCTGAATCTGAATTTCAACAAATGGCAACGCGCCGCCGTTTTCAGTGATCAGTAATTCGCCGTCGCTATTGTTTAAAAACTCTTGCCTGAATACCCGTACCGTGTTGCCCGCGCTGCCTGTGCTGCCCCCTGTCGTACTTGTCCCGCCCGTTGGCGCTGTGCCTCCTGTGCCTCCCGACGTTGGCGCACCGTCCTTTGCATCTTTTGGAATTAGCTGCATGGTTTCCTCCGTGTAGCCTGTACCGCTTTGCACCTTGAACCAATCGCCCTGCCAAATTTCGGTTTGCACGTTGTACCGCCCTGCGAGGAATAGCCACTTTGCACTGTCGTAATCTATCGCTAGGTGCGGGCGTAACGGGTTGCTAGGGCTGTCCAAGTTTTGAAACGGCATGCCCGACAATTTTTTCACTGGCAAAAGTTGCCCGCGTATGGTTTCGTTCGCTAATAACTGCGAAAATGCCTTGTAATCTCCTAAGTTCCCAACGCGCCACGCGTCGGAAATTACCCATTCATCTGTATCATCTTTTACTTCGATGTGTCCGGGGCTTGCCAGGTTCGGGCCGTCGCCTATGCTTGTTACGAGTTCAACGCGCTTGGATGCGGTTGCGTCATTTGTTGATTTGTATCGGTAGATGTCGGCTTGATTCTCAAATGTCCCATCTCCAAGCAATTCCAGGTAGTTATTGGTCAGTTGGTAGCCTAAAATCAGGTACGGATCACCAACAACAAACCCGATTTCATCAGCGCCGTAGTACGCCTTGTACTTGTCGAACGAAAAAGTAAGATCTCCGCTTTGTTCAAGTGGTGGTGTAATGAAATTGATGGGGAAAGCAATCGTTTGCCCGTCGAATTGAAAAACAGGCGTAACGACGTACATCCGGGAGGCGCTGTCGTTATTCCATTCCATATTATCCGCCACCGGGCCGGTGGGCGTTGCAATTACATCGCCATTCAGAAAAAAGCTACCAACCTGCACCTTAAACGCAAGAACAACATAGTGCGGTTGGAATGCCGGGCCGGTGACGTTAATCCACGAGGTGTTAATTGTCAGGGTTCCGGTATAAGATAGCCGTCCTTCGCCGTCGCTATCGTCGATGTCTTCTACCGTCACCTCTGTATTGTTGATGTCGCTCCAGGTGTAGCCAGCCAACAAGTTGCGGCTTTGAATATGCCTATAATCAACTTGAACGCTTTTCAGCGGGACAAAGAACTCGAAAGCTCCGCCTGAAAACCGGAGTAGCTTGTTTCCCGCCGCGTTCGGAAAGTGAAACATAGTTAAGTCCTGAGCCGTTGCTACGCTTTCTGTTCCGCCTTTCGTGTATCGGAATACGTTCACGCTTGCCAGGTTGTCACCTTCGCCCACCTGCATCAACCAGAACGCATTACCAGAAAATACCAGCCGTGCGCCCCATGCCGTGCAAATTTCTTCTAATACCTCGTATGCGCTTGAATAGACGTTATTGCCCTTCGTGTCCCGGTAGTAAAACGCGCCGTGTGATACGCGGGCGCGGTTCATCGGGTTGATGGTCGCTGCGTAGGTGTAGCTGTTTTCATGCCAGTTTGCCACAACGTTCAGCAGCGTATCGGACGGGCCAAAAAGCGACGTGATAAATGGCAGCTTGTTTAGGGCCTTTAGGACGTGCTGAACAAACGTTTCCTTTCCGGCGTATTGTGTGCCGTCGTTATTATAATCCACGCTTTTAAGCCGCCCCAGTCCGTCAACGGCTCGAATTTCAACCCGGTAGCCTACTTCTAGGGTTGTATCTTCTATTCTTACGTTATCAGTAGTGATATACCCCGACCATGTAAACGGGGCAGACAGGCCGGCAAACATCGCTACCGTTACGGTGAACCGCCCTTCTTCAGCTCCTACTAAGTCCGTAACAAACGTTTCCAGGTCGGAATTTGAAACAATTAGCGAAAGGCTGCATTCGCTTCCAATGATGGGGGAGAACCGTTCGCGGGCTTCGTCGCCTCGCCATTGTACCTCTATGCGTTCGCAAGAAAAGGGCAGCGTTGAACCTGAAAACGACGAATCCCACAAGCGCACCAGTAGCGGATTGCCTTTTTCTGTGTAATATGTCGTTTCCAGTCGTACGCCCATTATCTAAGGAGATTAAGGCGCTGGTCAGCGCGTGAAACAAGTAATAAAAGATCGTCGCCTGAAATACGGGCCTCTGCTATGAATCCTTCGCCGCCTAACATGCCCTTGAGCTTGGAAAGCGGCGCAATTACTTCGGGGTCAACGCGCGCGTTGCGGTTGTCGCCAACTACTGCCAGCGTCGGGCCGGTTGCAAGGCCGCCCGCTGCGAGTTTGGGCGCCTGTATTTTTGAAATTAAGCTCCTGAATAATCCAGAGGCTGCCGCGCCTGCTGCCGCTGCAACACCTAATGCCAGCGGGCCTAATGCTTTTCCGGTCGTACCTGAAAGGATGTTTTTCACAAGCCCTGTCACGCCCTCGCGTATGAACGCGCTAATAATTACGCTAGAGGCTTCAAGAACCGCCCTACCAAATGCGCGCGCACCGTTGGCCGCGTCCTCAAAGCTCCTGCCGATGATGTCGCCCGCTTGCGCTATGGCGTTGCCCACAGCTTGCTGCAATTCTAGTTGCCTTTGTTGCGAATCCAAGAACGTATTGAAATTTTCTTGGTATGCTCCAAGTATGTTTTGAAGTTCGCTAACAACTGCGCTTTGACTCCCAAATTCCTGCGTTACCGCTACAAGCGTGTTTCTGATTTCATTTATTACGCCTGTGTATTGTTCCTCTACACTTGCGCCCAAAATTCGGCTTTGCGTTAATATTTCGCCTATGTTACTTTTTAACTTTGTGGCCGGGTTGGAAGTCGATTCAAGCGCGCGGCTTAATGATATTACGCCGGATGTGATGCTTTTCACCTGGTCAGGCAGCGCAAAAAAGGTATTGGATATTTCGCGCAAAGAACCAACGCCGGGGTCAATTTTAGGGAGTAGGGCAATAGGTTTTTCTCTTGTTTTTCCGGCTGCTGTGCCTGTGGTTTCTGTGCCATCACCTAACGCGCCCTGAAACTTGCCTACAAGCGTGTTAAAATCAAATTCCTGAGATTGGCGCAAAATATTTTGCTGGTTTCTAAATCCTTCGTTGCGCTTATCTACATATTTTTTTAAGCTTTCCTCAAATGCTTTATTTGCCTCCTCTTGCGCTTTGACTATGGAAAAACCTTCTTCTCGCAAAATTTGCGCGTAAGTTTGCCGCCTGCCATTTTCATCAAGTACTTCAAACCCTAACGCGGCTTTGATGCTTCTTCCTAGTATATTTACCTCTTTACTGATGCCTCTAAAAATCTCCTTCCAAAACGCTGCGGTTTTCGATAGTTTAGCTTGTACAAAAGCTAATGCATTATCAAGCCCGCCCAATTCCGCCGCCAGGTCTTGCACAGCGAAAAGCGCAGCACCAAAAGCAACAACAACAGCGCCGCCAATTAAGCCAAGCGATTTAACCCCTGCTGCAAGTATTGGCACTATCCTAGCAAGTGCCCCCAATGCAATCAATAGTGGCCCCGCTACCGCAAGTAATGCGGCAAATGTCGCAATGTTGCGTTGCGTTTCCGGGCTTAAATTCTGGAATCCTGCTACCAATTTATTTATGGTGTCGGATAATAAAGTTAAAACCTCATCCAAGCGCAAAGACTCAAAAATCTGCTTTCCGATTGCTGCTCCTGCAAGCTGTGCGCTTTCCTTGAACGTTTCCACTGCTTTCGCGGCGCTGAATTGCACGTTTTGAAAATCTTCGCCCTGTTGAATGGCCGTGAAAAGCTTTGCAGCAAATTCCCCGACGTTAGCGGTGCTGTTGCGGATTGCCTCGGCATTTACGCCGCCAAATGTTTCTTTGAATACTTTGGACAGGATAGGTAAGCGGTCAAGGATAACCCGTATATCCTGCTGTAAGACTTGCCCGCGTCCAATGATCTGCGTCAACTGGTTTGTGACTTCGCCTAAATCCTCGCTGCTTTTTCCGGATGCGGTTGTGGCTATGCCTAATTGCCGGATAGCTTCGCGGGCCTGGTCAGCGCTAAAACCGATGGATTGCAGGCGCAAAGAGCCTTGCACCGCGTCTTGGAATCCGATGGTGGTACGCGCATCCAGTACCACATTATTAAGTCC